CTAGAAAAATGTGGTTCTGCAGACATCCAGGTAGTAGAAGATAACTTCAATCTGGATCTTGAAACTGACTCAGATATCGTCAGTGAAGCCGAAGATACGATGAGCATCATCCGTAAGTATATCGAGGGGATGAACATCAAGACAGATAATAAAAGAGTCGAAACAATCATCCAAAATTTATATGTCGAGGCTCATAATATCACTTGAAAATAATCCATATTAATCGTAATATAATACAGCAGAATGCCAAGCATGACAAAGAAGAACCTGTCGTCCGTGTGGAAGAAAACGGCCGGGTTCGTTATTGCATGGAAGTTGAGATTAAAGGACCATCACGTATGATATATCGTCCGGACAAGCCACGTCCTTGTGGTGCAAAGCTGTGGATCGAGACAGATGCAGACGTTGAAATGATAGGTGTGAAAAGTTGATTATTGGTTGGATAAACGTTTGGAATATTTACAAAGCTAGACGCAAAGGTAATATGAGGGCTTTTGTTTATGTAGATTTTGAATCTTTTAAGCAAGGGTATGTTCTATTTGTTCCTCTTATGACTGCTGAGCAGCGTGATGCAGAAAGATTTTTTATGTTTCCGAGTGATTACAAATGATATATTTTAAGACAATACGATACAAGAACTTTCTTTCTACTGGCAATAGTTTCACAGAGGTAGAATTAAATAAGAATAATACCACTCTCATCGTGGGTGAAAATGGCGCAGGCAAGAGCACGATCCTGGATGCGCTTTCTTTTGCTCTATATAACAAACCGTTCCGTAAGGTCAATAAACCGCAGCTATTAAACTCTATCAACAAGAAAGATCTCATCGTAGAGCTAGAGTTTGACATTGGCTCATCGATGTACAAGATCATCCGTGGATTAAAACCCAATATCTTTGAGATGTATAGCAACGGGAAGTTGCTTAGCCAGGATGCAGCATCCAGAGATTATCAAGAAGTCCTTGAAAAACAGATCTTAAAATTAAATCACAAGAGTTTCTGTCAAGTCGTCGTACTGGGATCAGCATCCTTTGTCCCGTTCATGCAATTGACAGCAGCATCACGCAGGGAAGTGATCGAAGACCTGCTTGATATTCAGATCTTCTCGACCATGAATAGCCTGTTAAAAGAAAAGATCAACACCAACAACTCCACGATCATGGAAGTCGAATACCAGTATGATCTGACGTCTGAAAAGATCAAGATGCAGCATGAGCATATCATCGCCCTGCAGAAGAATAATGAAGAACAGATCGAGAAATACAGGCAAGAGCTCAAGCAGATAACGGACAGGATCGATGCAGAAAAGATACAAGTCGATGACACAGAGCAACAGATCCTGGCCCTTAGCCAACAAGTCGAGGATCAAGAACAAGTCAACAGCAAGCAAAATAAGTTACAGGTGCTCGAAGGACAGCTTAACGATAAGTTGGCCAAGCTCGAGAAAGAAATCAATTTCTTTAACTCGCATGACAATTGCCCTACTTGTAAACAGGGGATTGATGATACCTTTAAATGTGAGACTGTATCGACTAAACAAAATCAATTTCAAGAGACGACCGACGGTATCGACCAGATACGCAAAGAGATACAGAAAATCCAAAAACGGATTGCAGAAATTGCTAGCGTACTTTCACAGATTAGCACATCCAATATTCAAAAGATAACACATCTTAATAATATCACAGGACTGGTACAGCAGTGCAAGAAGATCGCCAAAGATATATCTGAACTACAAACTAAATCAGATGACTTCATCATCAATGATGACAGGATGAAGGAACTGGAACTGCTCATCGATCAGCAGGTAGAACAGAAGAGCGATCTGCTGAAGGACAAGGAAGCATACACTATCGCATCTGTGATCTTGAAAGATAACGGGATCAAAGCAAGGATCATCAAGCAGTATATCCCTGTGATCAATAAACTGATCAATAAATATCTATCTGCTATGGATTTCTTCGTGCAATTTGAACTGAATGAGAATTTTGATGAGACGATCAAATCGAGGTTCAGAGACGAATTCTCCTACGCCTCCTTCTCAGAAGGCGAAAAGATGCGAATCAACCTCGCAATATTATTTACTTGGCGAGCTATTGCGAAACTTAGAAACTCGGCATCGACTAATCTACTTATTATGGATGAAGTGCTTGACGGTTCTCTTGATAGCAATGGCACTGATGAGTTTCTAAAGATTTTAAATAACTTGACACAGGATACAAATACATTTATCATAAGTCATAAAGTAGATCAATTAGTAGATAAGTTTAGCAATGTGATTAAATTTGCTAAGATAAAAAACTTTAGTCAGGTGGCAGCATGAGTGAATACGAATTAGAAGAGACAGAGACTACTATTAATGTGAAGTCGTACACGCAAGGGTATAAGGATGGATATAATGATGCAGTAAAGTTCTATATCATTAATCCTTATATCAATACATCTCCTGATCATTTTAAATGTCCTGTATGTGGGTTAAATGGAATGCATAATATGGTGTGCAGTAAGTCTAACTGTCCAAGTTTGATAACATCACAGGTTAAAGTTGGTGCCATGGGTTCAACGTATGTAACAAACACACCACCCAGTGCAAATGGTCCTACAGGAGAGGTTTCTAGACGATGAGTGATTTTGAAGATAGATATCGCAAGTGGCATACCTATATGTCTTATGTCAAGAGTGCAATCCGTATAGTTGCTTTTGGTGGGTTGGCTGCAGGTTATTTTGTAGCAGAGGTAACAGCAGTATTGCTTCTGATCGCTGAACTTGTTGGAATTGCAGAGGAGTGGGTATGATTATTAAATATCCTGATCCTATCCTATCAAAACCAGTACCTGAGTTTAATTTTATTATCCCACATATATCACCACACGATATTGCAACTAAATTGCTTTCTGTGATGAACGATAATAATCTCATCTCATTATCAGCAAATCAGCTTGGGTTGCCGTATCGTGTATTTTGTATGCGTGGCCATCCAGAGAATCTTGTATGCTTTAATCCCAAGATAGTGCATCTCAGCAATGAAACAAGATTGATGGAAGAAGCATGCCTATCGTTTCCTGGCATCACAGCAAAGATCAAGCGTTCGAATGAGATACGAGTGAGATTTCAGACACCTTCGGGTGCTATCGTCACTAAGAAATTTGAAGGTATGACTGCAAAAACGTTTCAGCATGAGATGGATCATCTCAACGGTGTTCTATTCTTCAATAGAGCCAATAGATATCATAGAGAAAAAGCATTAAAAGGATATTACAATGGATGAAAGCATCAGCATAAGCAGTTTAGAAGGGTTCAAAATAGGAGAATATATGATATGTTTTCCGCCCGGTGAATTCGTACAAGAAGATGAAAAAGGTGATATGTACGTGCTAGTTGACATATACAGGATCGATAATGGGAAAGCAAAGAAAGTAAACAGAGACGGCATCCCAGAAGAATTAGAAGAGCAGATTAACGCTGAGATCAATAGGATGCTTTTAGCAGCAATTGAAAATGAGAAGGGAAAATCTGATGCATCAGTATAAAATTAGTTTAGAAGAGGTTGCTGCTCTTACGAATATTCAAAATAAACTCCATGGACAAGCTCGTATCATGGGTTGGCATAATAAAGAACGTGAAGTGGGAACCCTTATCGCTCTGTGTCATTCTGAACTGTCTGAGGCTCTCGAAGGAGCTAGAAAAGACCTCATGGACGATCACCTCAAAGAACGTAAGATGCTCGAAGTAGAACTCGCAGATTGCATCATCCGTATCCTTGATATGGCAGGTTTGTATGATCTAGACGTCGCTGGTGCAATCGCTGATAAGCACCTCTACAATGCAAATAGAGCTGATCACCAGCTACAAAATCGCATGGCTGAAGGTGGTAAAAGTTTCTAAATAGAATATATGACTTGACAAACTATAAAATCTATTATATCATGGTTAATATTAAATCTATTCTATAGGAGACAATACATGTCTAAGAGATATCTCTCAACAAAAACATATGGAACTGATCGTGGATTGAGCTGTTGCTTTCGTCAATGGAAAGCGACACATTCTCATTGCTCTACTCTCCATGGGTATTCTATCGGCATCAAGTTGATATTTCAATCAGAAACATTAGATGATCGTAACTGGGTGATGGACTTTGGTGGCCTAAAGCAGTTTAAAGAATGGGCTGATCATATGTTTGATCATACTTTGATTATTGCAAAAGATGATCCGCACCTAGAAACGTTTAAGCAACTCAATATGATTAAAGGCGGATTCAATGATAATGGCATCGTTGATCTTCGTATTGTTGATAGCGTCGGATGTGAAGGTTTTGCCAAGATTGCTTTTGATGCGATGAGCGCGATGCTCGTGGATATGAAGAAAGATAATACGGGCAGATATCCGGTCGGTGCAGGTGTTAAGTTAAAGTCAGTAGAAGTATTTGAGCATGCTGGTAATAGCGCAATTTATGAAAGAGGCGATATATAATGTCAAAGATTAAAGTAGCAGAATTATTTTATTCATTACAAGGTGAGGGACAATATCTTGGAACACCTAGCGTCTTTCTCAGGATTTTTGGTTGTAATTTTAAATGTGCTGGCTTTAGCATGCCTCGTGGTACTCTATCTGAAGAACGTCTCGCGATTGACCCAGCAAATTATGATTCTTATAACGATCTACCTCTTGTTCATACAGGTTGTGATTCTTATGCCTCATGGGATCCTAGATTCAAACATCTTAGCCCAATGCTGGAAGTTTCTGCAATCGTAGATCGTATGCAAGAGCTTCTTCCGGACGGCAAGTTTGGTCCGGACAAGCATCTGATACTGACTGGCGGCGAACCGCTTCTTGGGTGGCAGAAGTCATACATTGATCTGTTCGAAGAGATTGGTAAGCGCTC